GACCAGATTTATCAATTTTTGGTCTACCTTTATTACCAGCATCTTCTTCTTGAGTAATTAAACTATCTAGCTCAGCTATAGTTTCTTCTACTTCTTCTTTCTTTGCTACTTCTTCTTTAGAAGTAGGCTTGTCAAGGAACGTTGTGTCTACTGTTTCTTTAGAAAACATAGACTTAGGTTTTTCTTCATCTGCTGGAAGCATAACATTTTCTGCTCCCGGCATGCCAAACATCTCATCAATGTTTACATCTATTTGCTCTACTCTTGTAGAGTCTTGTACCTGATCTTTTTCAGGTCCTTTTTCTAATTCACTCATCTTTGTTGGTTTTGTTTATAATTTAATATACTAAATAAACTTCAAAAATTTATCACTTTGAAATTAATTTTTCGCACTATATAGCTAAGTATTATTTTTCCTTTTTATTCTTTTGAGAATCAAATCTATTTTTATTCTCTTTAGCTATCTCTAATTGCCTATCTGCAATCTCTTTTTGTGCTTGAATCTTTTCTCTTTCAATATCCATCTTTTGATTTTGTCTGTAGTTTTCATTTACTTGCTTCTCTCTTTGAATATTAGTTTGTTCTTGATATTGTTCAGATGATCTTATTTCTTTCATTGCATCAGCATAATCTGACATTTCATTTTTATTTACATCAGCCATAGCTCCATAACCTGCTGCTCTAATTTCTGCAACTAAGATATCTCTTTGTCTATCTTTTTCTTTTTCCATTGCTTGAGCATCAAGTTTCATTTTTTCAGTTTCTTGCTGTGCTTGTATTTGCTGTTGTTGCAACTGTTGTGCTTGTTGCATTTCTTGCTGTTTTTGTTGTTGTAATTTATCTTCTGAGAATTTAAGAGCATTATTAAGTTCAGCAATAGAGTCTGACTGTACAATCTTACCAAGATCATAGATAGATGCTCCGGTGGTATTATTTTGCATAGCCATTTGTTTCAATTGCTCAAGTATTGATCTATGGTTTGCAGTTGTACTACAGAATATATTTAGATCCCTCATTAAAAGATCAGTACCATTTATTTCAAAATTAACTTTTTCATCTGCTGTAGATGTGTATGTTAATCTTGTAGATGGTTTTGTAGAGTTATAGTATTGTGCTAAGTCAGTTCTCATTTGATGAACCCTAGGCATTAAATAATCACAATGTTGTATAAAGAATACTTCTGTTTGTGCATATGATGCTGCAGCAGCTTGTTCAATACCAGTTGCTGTCATTTGAGATAACTGTTGACCCATTCTTTGTGGATTAACCCCAATTACTTCATATGCTTGTTGTTTAAAGTGATTAGCTAACTGTATCCTAGACATTAATCTTTCTGTTTGAGATAGATCAAGCTTTTGAAAATGCTGGAAGTTTAATGCATTCTCTGTATTTGTAATAGATGTATCTAAAGGTAACATCTGAAAGTTCTTCATTGCAACATATGCTTTAGCATAGTTTCCTTTACCCCAGTCTTCTCCAAGAGAATGTTTAGGTAGAGTATTCTGATCAAGCATAATAATAGTACCTAACTCATCTACTAAGATATCTGCAATCTGATTGTTTACAATATTATATCCAATCTGATATGGTTTCATTAAGTCAATAAGTGCTGTAGATTTTGTATTTCTATCTGAGAATACAGAACCTTCTACAGGAAGTTTGCAACCATACAAGCTTTGATCACCTTTAAATTGAAACTTAAGTGGTCCAATTTTATTCTTTTGAATTCCAATATAAATAGGAGAAAAACCTCCAGGATTATTCATACCCCAGAAAGATGGAATATTTGGTCCAATTTTAATACCTCCCCAAACTTCATTAATCCAGATCCAATCTATATGCTCTCCAAATACTAAGTTATCTTTATTTTTATTTTTAAATAATCTAGTGTCATATATTGGTTTATCTGTTACTTCATACTCTTCTGTAATTATTTCATTAATTACTTCTCCTGAATCAGTAATTTTTGTAAGGTGCCCTACTCTTTTCTGAGACTTCCAGTATGCTTGGGTTACTCTCAATAAATAAGCTGTACCTTGATCAAAGTAATCTTCACCTTGTGAAAGTATTTGATTTATAATATCTCCACCATCAGTAATTGAGTTTGCAACTGCTGTAGTATATTGTCTATATGCAAGAGAAGGCATATTAACATTCCACTCATGAGATTTTGTACCATCATAATATGTACCGTCATTTTGATAACCACCAACTATATAACCACCTGATCTAATAGGATATATTGCTTCAAGAGCTTTTAACTGCTCCTCACTCATGATATACCCAAACTTATCTATTACATCTGACACAGTGAACATGTCTATTTTACCAACCCAGTTACCTTGAGAAATATATCTTACATCTGGTGATTTGTGATAGAAAGTAACTACAGGATTCCAAAGCTCTACTTCATAATCATCTTCCATCATTTGAAAATGCCAGAATTCTCTATCTGTAATAAGCATATCTCTAAATGCTCTTTCTTCTAACTCATCCATTTTAAATCTTTCAACATCTACTTTATGTTGATGTGAAGACCACTGCTCTATCATTGATCTATAGTCTTTCTTAAAGAACTGTTCAATTTCAGGAAGTGTTTTTAAATTTTCAGGTGAAAGTTGTTGTTGTGCTTCTTCTGAACTAGGATCTAACCCTTGTTCAAGTAGTGCTGTAGCTATTTTTAATTGTGCATCTGCTAAAAGAGTTTCTTCTACCATTTTTCTTTTTTCTTCTAGCATCTCATTGTATGAGAACTCATCTACTGCACGGTAAGTTAGTTTAGTAGATCTTTTAGCAAATTCTGCTACAAGAACATTAATAACATTTGGAATAATAGGATAGAACTTTAATTCTAATGCTGTAGCTTCTTCTCTTGTCAATAGCTCTACTATGTCTCTATATTCATTGTTTTCTTCAATGATATAATCTGATCTGTCAATAATACCTTTTGCAAGTTTGTAGTTTTTCATCAACCTTCTTGCATTTCTTCTTATTTGTTTAAGACCATTCCATTCTAACCAGTCCAAATTCCAAGCAGCCCATTCTTCATTTTTATCTTTTTTAGATAAAAATTGTAAAGGTTGGGTAATACTACCCATCCTATTTTGTTCTGTTTTAGCTCCTTTTTTTAACTGTAATGCGTTATATACTTGCATAGTTATTTTATATTTTTAAATGGTGATTTTTTAAATACTGAACCATTTGTTAATCTACCGTTGTTACCCATATGTCTAAATGGACTACTATTTAATTTAAATAAATTTTCTGACTTTTGCAAGTTTTTGGCAGTATCATCCATAATGATTCTTTTTGCATAACCTCTATTAGATTGTTGAATTCTCATAAATGCAACAAGAGCTGTAAATGATACTAATCTATCCACGTTCAAACCCTCTGTATATTCTTGCATTTCTTTAATTAACATAGGATCAGGTATTCTTTCTATACCATAAATTGTCTTAACTATAGTACCATCTGTTTTAGTTACTGTATTTAATTCTTCCTTGCAATATTCAATAGCATAACTTAATAGGTGTCCTTTAAATAGATTACCTGTATTTCTCCAACCATACTCTTGGTAAACATTAGTATTAGAGCCTATATCTTTTAAGAACATAATCTGACTTTTAGGAACAAGATACCTTTGTTTCTTTCTAGATATCATGTACTGTATAAATAAAGACACGTTACTTTCTATAAGTGCCCATGCATTATACCACTCTATTATTAGTTCTAATCTCTGATGAGTTTTATTAATATCATCAAATCTACCACACCAAGCAGCTACAATTTTATCTTGTTCTATGTAAGTCTCTGATTCTGTGCCAGTATGCTTAGTTACTTGAACTGGAGCTTTCATTACATATATGGAACACAGTGATTCTGAGGTAGTTGTCTTTCCTTCAGATACCGGGTCAATAGATGCATAATACTGCCCAAATTCTGCATCTTTAATTGGTCTTTCCCATACAACAAGTGTCCCTGTTTTATCTTCTAATTTTTTAGATACAGGAAACTGCATAATTGGTAACTTATTAGTTTCTTTTACTTTAGGCTTACCATTTTCATCATAGAATATATCTAAGAATTCATATGCATATTCTTTCTCATCTATTCTTCTTTGTTGTGCTGCTACAAGATGCGGTGGAAATATAGATACGGATCTATGTGCAAATGCTTCTTCAATGTTTCTTGGATGCTGAGATATTCTTAACTGATAGTCTTCAGGAGATAAATCTTTTTTCCATTGCTCAAATTGTTGTTCAAGAGCTTCTAATGCATCTTCTACAAGTGAATTACCATACTCATCTATATGTGGAGGCATAGACCATTGCTCAGGAATAAACAAACCTGAGAGACCCTCTGTTCCATTTTTATCTATCAGATTTGTTTCTACCGCATAAATATCTTTAGATGTAGGATTTAATATCATATCCTTAAGTGGATTACACTGTGATAAATCTCCCACAGATCCTGCAGCTATAAACATACCAGTAGTAATTAAACCAGATCTCATTGCTGGTCTCATATATTCATAGGTCTGGTCCATCTTTGGTGCAATACCAGCCTCCTCATGAAAGAAGAATTTTACTGGACCACCTACACCATTTGTTGGATCTTTCTCAAATGACATGCCCTGCATTGTACCCTTGAGACCTACTTCATTTTTTCTATCTCCTTTTCTTACTTCAATCTTTTGTTGCCACATCATTACTTTATGTGGAGTCATTGGTCTATACCATGCAGTGTGTTCATTTAGGAAAGCAGCATATTCATCTAAAAATTTCCATGAACCTTTTTCATTTATATAGTCTTTAAGACTTGCTCCTATCTTTAATGTAACCCCAGCTTCAAACCATATTTGATTTAATAGCTTAGCCATGTGAAAATAAGAAGAAGCTATCTGACGTTTTTTAAGAATAGCTACATGCTTATAGTTGAGCTCTGCCAATAATTCATACAGGGCCATGTGATACTGGGCATCACGTATTTTTGCAAAGTCAAAAATTTGTTGTTCCTTATCAAATATTGGTAAGAAGTTGAGCCACATATAATAATCTCTTGTAACATACCAGGTATTTTCTCCTGATCTGTAGATAACTCCTCTTCTACATCTGAGCTTTTGATCATCCCAGTAATTGATAAAATCTTTGGATTTAAAGGGAGAGTCGCAATAATATCCATTTGCTCTAAATTTTCTGGATTCAGAATTAAATAATAAACTAGTTTCATCAAAATTATATTTACCAGGTTCTTTAAAAATATC